TCCACCCAGGTACCACTGAGCTGGCCACAGGCAAGCTGCCATTGGTATAGCCTTGAGGAGCCACTGGTGAGTTGCTGTTGCCACGATAACACCAAACACGAATCAAGCCTGACAGGCTGTCATTTCTGGTGCCTTCACGATCCAGGCTATGACTCACTTGCACACCTGCTGAAGCACCTGAAGTTTCAAACACCAGGCGTTCATCATTGTAGTAGATATCATTGAAAGTGAACACACTGGCAGTGCCATCACTGAGTTTGTTTCCTGTGTGTTCACTCAAGGTGTACACAAAGGTCATTCTGGTATTGAAATTGCTCATGACAGCTTCAGTGATGATACCTGACAACTGCACCTGACCATATACCACAGGTACCTTGTTGTCTTGATCTGCTGTGACCTGTTGACGATTCACAATGGCAGTTTCTTGTCTCTGCACAGTGGTGTCGGTGTTGACCTGACCACGACGAGCCACATCATTGACCTTGTTGATGCTGTTGCTGACTTGATACAACGCAAAGCCTGTGACTGCTGTTTTCAACAGGGTTGATCCCAGGCTATTGCCCGAAAAGAAACTGCTGACTCCTTTTGCTACATCTGTTAATCCTGACCAGAAACTCATTATGGTGCTCCAAAATTATAGTTGGCCCCAGCAATATTGGGCACACGATCAAAACTGGCATCACTGGGGTACAAATCTCTCTGACTCCAAGGATTGGTTGAACGACCTGCCACACGATTCAACAACTGAGTCACTTGACTGGCACAGTTCAATATGATGGTCATGGTTGATGTTTTACCAGCTGCATCATAATCTTCTGAGATACCAAAACTGTTGATGATGCCTCTGAAACGACCAGAAGGATTGTTTGCAATTGGCAACAAATTGCCAGTCACAGGATCAAATGCACCTCTTTGTACCTGTATCAAACCTCCTCGTGATTCTTGTGTCAAGAAGTCTGCAATGTTTTGTTCAGGTATGCCTGATATGCCTATGGTCAATTCTTGTGCTGTCACACGCAGATCACTGGAGGTGGCAGTGATGCTGAGAAAACTTCCCAAGCCCACATAGTCTACTGAATCAATGGTCAAGGTACGATGATAGTCACTGAATGTTATGATTTGATCTGCACCCAAGGGATCAGTCAAGGTCAATTTGACAAACAGATTGGTTTGTAATGATCGGTATGTGCTGAGATCCATTATAGGTAATCCTCAATCAACACAAAGTCGCCAGACCATGAAACTTGATCTCTGGCAAACAAGGTCCACAAGGGTTGTTGTACACAACGCACTTGCCAGGTCACTGCTGATCCTGTCAAGACCGCTACATTTGTGGCAGCAGGTTGTTGCAGGGGTCTGTGCAGACTCACTGTGTTGGTTCCTGCTGGTACATCTGCTGTAACTCTATACACAGCACCCACAGTACCCAATTGAATGATGTCACCGGCACGAAAGTTGTAGCCTGAGACAGCTTGACCAGATGTCAAGGTAATAGTGTTGCCGGAGACAGGTACAGTGGCCCTTAGGTTGGCAGGTGTCACAGCCGAACCCATGTAAGGTGTAATCCATTCTTGACCTGAACCAGAAAACTTTATTGGGGCACTGGTGGTACGGCCCAGGGCTTCTATGCCAGCAATACGACTTCTGATCTGACTCCATCTGGGTCCATCTGGTAAACGCACACTGAATTGCCATACAGCACCTCCACGACTAACACTGCGAATCACTCCGCCTCTGCTTTGTGAAGTGGCCACTACAGGTCTTGAATCTATTGAAATACTTTCTGCGTTGTCTATTAGCCATTGAAAGCTCATTGTTTATCTCCGACGAACAGGCGCACGACTACGCCCTTGTTCTGTTAAGGCATAAATCAATCCAGGATCTCTAGCCAACAAGGTCTGAAAGCTGACAGCATCCACTGCATTGATATTGTAGGTCACTGATTGGCCTGACATGGGTGTGACTGTGGCAGGACCTGAAACCAATTCTGGACCTGATTCTCCAACAACACCATAACGACCAGCGGGTATGGTACCACCTGTGGCAAAGAAGCCAGCAAACAGATTGCCCACTGTGCTGATGATTTGACCAATTCCGCCACCACCACTACTGGTTTGTGGTGACTGACGACCTTGTGATTGTGTGTTGGTACTGCCCATGCCAATGCTGCCAAATGTGCTGGATATCAATTGACGAATGTTGTTGCGCAACAATTCTTCCAAGATTGTGGCCACAAAACCACGCCACTCAAACTTGCCGGTCTTGGCAAAAGTCACAATGGCATCTTCCATGCCTTGTGTGGTTTCCCTGAATATTCTTTCTGCCTGTGTACTGGCATTGGTGGCAGCATCACTGTATTCCGTGAATGCACGACTCCAACCTGATGCAAATGTTCTTTGTTCTTCATATATGCGTTGTGCAGCACCTGAACGACTTTGGATGGCATCCTGACTCAACTGGTTGATTTCTTCCATACTGCGTTTTAGACCAGCCGGATCCAAGTCACCAAACTGATCTGCTATTCGCCGACGAGCAGCTGCAGCCACACGATTTTCATCTATCTCAATCTGTTTCAACTGCCGACCAATTTCATTCAGGCCTGACATTTCTGCAGAGGAATACATTTCATCTATTTTTTCTGCATTGTCCAAGCGCATGTCAGCAATGGTTTTTTCTGCTGATTCTCTGGCCCAAGTCAAATTGGCCAAGTCTCTTTCTGCTGATCGTTGTGCATCTGCAATCTGTAATTGGCGCTCTCTTTGTTGAGTAAGGCCTTCCAGTGCTGTGCGGTGCAGTTCATATTCACTCAACACACCACCCAGGGCCTTTTCCAATTCACGAATCTTTTCAGGTGCTTGAGTATCTGCAGGATTGGCCTGTAGTTCACTTATTCTCTTTTGAATGGCTTCTTTCTGTGCCATGAAGTCAGCTTCGAATGCCATGAATGTCTGGCTCTTTCTACGCTCACCATCTGTCATGGTTATTCTGGTATTTTCTATTCTGAAGTTTTCTAAGAATGCAGCTGCTTGTTCTCTGTACTGTCCAGTTATTTCTTGATTGAGTGACACAGTACGAGCCAGGGCACCATTGGTTCCATTTATGCTGACAGTGATGCCTTCTTGCGAATCAGCCACTGCGGCCAACATGGCCTTGATGTCTTCATGCAGACCCAATCGCACTTGATTGTTGGCACTTTCTGCACGCAACCGGTCAGTGTCTGCTCCTACCAAGCCCAAGATCCCAATTCGAATATCTTCAAGACTGGGCAACATTTCTTTCAAACTGTCAATGCTGTCACTAACCCACTGTTTGATGTCAATGTCCAGGACCAATCTCAGCCCTGCGGCCAACAACTCCCAGGCAATGTATATCTTGCCCAAGATAGGTACCAGGCGCAACAGGCTGGTACCCAATCCAGCTGACACAGCTACAGCACCCCCAGCACCTGAAATGAATTTGGTAAAGCCTGCACTCACAGCCACAATGGCCACTCCCAAGGCAGCAAATTGACGCACTATGAAACCAAATGCAACCAGTCCACCTATCACTGTGCCCAGTCTAATTGTGGTGTCTATCAGGTCCTGCATTTTTTCCTGGTTGCGAGTGAATTCCAAAGTCAAGTCAGCAGCAGGTTTCAGTGCTCGCAACAAGCTAAACTGCAACAAGGTTGTAGAGTCTGCCAGACTTTGACTCACTGCTCCTGCACTTTCAATGGCTTCTGCTGTCAGCAGGCTTTGTGTTCGTAAACGATCAAAGTTCCGGGCAACTCCCACTAAGTCTACTGTGGCAAAACTACGACCAAATATTTCTGTGCTGATTGCACCACGCAGGCTTGCTGAATCCAAACGAGCCAATGCATCTACCACACGCTTCAAGGCCTCTTCTGGACTCTGCTGGGCCAAGCTTTCTTGTGCAATGCCCAACTGGTTCAAGCTGTCTTTAAAGGTCTTGCTGCCGCTTTGTACTTCACCTAAGAATCTAGTAAAGCGTTGTAGGCCTGCTTGACCTGCTTCTAAGCTGGCACCGTTTTGTTGAACAGCTTGACTAAAGCCCACTATGCTTTGTACAGCAAATCCTGTGGCAGCACTCAAGTCTGTCATGTTGTTGCTGAGACTCAGTAATCGACCCACTGTGGCGCCAATGGCCAAGCCACCAATCACTCGACTGAATCCATCAAAACTGCTTTGAGTCTTGGCAACTTGACTCTGAAGGTTGCGTAAACTGGAGACACCCCCAGCTGAATCAACCGAGACTGTGTACTTTAAATCAGCCATGTTATTTCCTTATGTTAGTTCGTGCCCAGGCAGTCAAGTACCGGCTGGTGGGTTGACTCATGCCTTGTGGTGCTTGATCACTGGAACCTGAATCCAATTGGGTAGCATAAGGATAAGAGGCATGTATGGTATCACCACTCAATCTGGTGCTCCTTTGTGCTTGACCACTGCGACGAGGAGTCAAGCGAACAAACTGTTCCTGGGCCACTTGGGGTAACTGATCTAATCGTTTTTGTACCTGGCCCAGACTGGCAGTCATGGTATCTTTGGTCTTTCGAATTGTCATTTTTTACGCACCCTGTTGATCATGTCTTGCATGGTATTTACCGAAAGATCCGGAGTGATCTGGCTGTGCGAAGCAGTCTTTTCGGCCTGTTGTTGACACCAACGATGATAACTGGTGGCCACATCAAACACCATCATGTCCAGACTGTCAGCCAGGACAACCACTTGACTGGGCAACAGGTGATAACGAGTAGCCAAACTGTCCAGCATGACACAGCATCTAAGGTCTGCTGATTCTGGATCCAGTTCAGCTCTTGTTACTTTCCCAGGCCGTCAACCACACTGGCAATCACTGCCAACATGACCTTGGCAGGCAATGCTGCATCGTTGGTCAGGACAGGTTCACCTGATTCTGTCAACACAAGATCAGTCACTGCTGACACAATGCTTTCGTAGTTGCCATTTTCCACTTGACTCAGGCGTAGGAACACACTCATGGGTTGACGATCCCAAGTCCAAAATGTCAAGGGTTCACCATATGTTTCAACAATTTCAGGTGAATCAATAGTTACTTCTACCAGCTGTGGTTTTTTTGCAATATCGCTCAGTTTCATTCCGGGATCTCTCTATCTAATAATTCGTTCACTGCCACTAGGGCAAAGGTCAATCTGTGGCCAACTTTTTGTAGGTCAGCTCGGGCACAACGAAGCTCCGCACTGCTCTTGGCTATTTCCGCCAGTAGACTACGCAAG